TTGCTTAATCTGGCTTTAATGCTGTCAGATGTTCCAGTCCCAGGCCCACTTATGTAACCACCATCTTTTTCACCGCGATCACCAGAATCAACACTAGATGAGCCAGGGTTGTCGCCGTATCCGGTTCCAGGGCCACCATAGTCAGCCATTGAATTACTACCGCCCATTCCAATCGCATCAGCAAAAGCTCCAATTGGGTCTGCTGCATTTGAAATTTCCCCTTGCGTTGCCTGGTCAAGACTTGACCACCCGCCACCTGAAGAAACACTAGAACTCGAATGTCTTGAGGCATCCAAAGCGGCCAAAGTGCGGTCAAGGGATGCTACTTCTGAGTTAATTTGATCTTGCGATTTGTACCCGCCAGCAAAGCCACCAGCCAAGCCGCCTATCAAGCCAGCAAAAGGCCCGGCAATAGAGCCAATTTGACTGTACTTGGCAGCGGTATCATTGTTAAATTCTGAGCCTATGCCGTAGATGTTTTCATCTTGTTTTTCTCGATTCACCGTGAAGCCGTCATTGCCGCCGCCTGAGTCAGTTGACCCTGTTTTTAGCATTTGATCTAACGGATTTGCATCAATTGCTTTGTCAATCGCCCCTTGCGGGTTGCCCATCTTTTGCAGCAGTTCGGCGTTGTATGCCTCTGGCGTATAGATGTTTGCCAGCATGTCGCTTGACGATCCTCCGAATCTCCACCCGCCTGAATTTGTGTAACCCTTGCCAAGCAAGCCGAGCGTGTATTTGTTATCCATGTGCGATCCTTAAAGCAAGCCAGCCACACCACCCGCCAATGCGCCCCAGCCACTGTTACCGCTTAACTGATAACCTGCAAGCGCACCACCGAGCGCGTTAGCTGCTGTATTTGGCGCTTGTTGCTGATAGGATGATGACCCAATGCCGCCACCGCTGATTCCACGAGCTTGTGCGTCAAGCGTCTTAAACGGCCATTCACGCGCATCTAAGTATTGGTTATATGCCGCTGTGCGTTCGCCTTGTTGCTGGCCTTGTAGCGAGTTTCCGGCCTGTTGCATGGCTTGCAAGTCGGTGTAATCCGCATTTGCCAAATTAGGCGCAGCGTTGACTGCGGCCATTTGCCGATCACGCTCAGAGTTATACATTTGCGATTGATTTTGATAGTCGGCAAAGCGCATGTTCGACGCTGTGCGGCCCATTTCTTGAGCAAGATTGCGCTGCTGTTCGCCCTGAATCTGTTGCAACCCGCTGTTGCCAAATGATCCGCTGCTGATCATGGCTGATTCGGTTTGAGGCTTCACGGCCAGGTTGTAGTTCCGCGCCAAGTCGCCTTGCGCTGAGTCAATCGAGCTTTGCAGGTATGGGTTACTTTGCTGCAAGTACGGATTGCTTTGGAAGCCCCCGCCATTGATCGTGCTGGTGAGTTGGCCCTTGGCTGCGTCAATCTCAGCCGAGCCTTGCATGCCCCGGTTATAGGTGCTTTGCCATGCGTTTTGTTGCATGGGGTTAGCGTCTGCTTGGGTTGATTGACCGAACCCGGTGTATCCCATGCCGCCGATATTCTGGGCTTTTGTAGCCAAGTCGTTCATGTAGCTGGTGTTGTCAAATGCCATGATTTAGTTCCCCGTTAAGTATTTACAAAATCAAACTATTGATTTAAAATCAGTCATTAACAAATTTGGCATAAAAATGATTACTGGACAAATATTTCATAGACTGACAGTGGTTGGCCCTACAGAGAGAAAAGTAGGAAATAAAACTATTTACGAATGTCTTTGTTCTTGCGGAAATACAGCCTACACAGATAAATACAAACTTACTTCCGGTCACACAAAATCTTGTGGTTGCTTTAAGCTCGAAAACCTTTCTGAAATAAAATTTAAGCATGGCTTGATTTTCACTCCTGAATACAACGCATGGTCTGAAATGAAGCAGCGATGTTTAAATCAAAACATAAAGTCATACAAGCACTATGGTGGTCGAGGCATATCTGTTTGCGAACGATGGATTCATTCATTTGAAAACTTTTTAGATGATATGAATCAACGTCCAACATCAAAACACTCAATAGATAGAATTGATGTCAACGGCAACTATGAACCAACCAATTGCAGATGGGCTACTGCTACCGAGCAAGCCGCAAATAGACGAACTACAACAAAATTTCTTTTCCATGGTGAAATGATCGCCCTTTCTCATATAGCTAAGTATTTAGGTATCTCGCAACAAACAATGCAACGATTAGTTATGGTTAAAAAAATGTCAATTGAATCAATCATATCTACGCGCCTGTAAGGTAGCGACACTGCACAAAGGTGCCAGGTGTGCCGCCTGCGATACAAATGAACCCCCGTATCACGTATTTACTGCCAGCAGTCCCAAGCTCTATCGGGTTGTTGTTGGTCACAAAGTCGCCTTGCGCGAATGTGCCAGTTGTAGGCACGGATTGTGCTGACTGGTAAAGCGCTGCGGCCTTGCCCTCTGACAGTGCGTTAACCTGCTGCGCCAGTTGGCGATAAAACCGCCCGGTTAGCGCATCTACTGCAAGCTGTGGCGTGACGTTGATCTTCATCTCGTTCCGTTATTCGCAAACTCTGACGCAATGGCCGTGATTCGCACATCACCGACAAAGGCGAACGCGGCACGGTGCCACCTTGCGGCCTGTAGGGGGTCAAACTTGCCGTCTGCCATAGTGCCAGATGCCCCGGATGTCAGATCGTCGCCCTCGGTCATTTTGTGGAACATGGACACAGTTGAAGACGTTGGCTTATAGCCGGCCGCAAACCTGAGCCTGATCTTTTTCAGTAGCGTGACCACATCATCATCACCCGCATCACCCGTGGTAAACCCGCATGAGGCAGTCGGCCCGGTCAGGTATTGAACCTGATGAGACTGATTGAAAATGGCGATTTTGCGCTTGCCAACAAGCCAAAATGCAGAATCAAAAGCAATTGAATTAAGCTCATCAATCGAGGTGAACATGCCGGGCAGTTCGTCGATGGTCAGGCTTGAGTCGATATAGTCGAGCGTTGTCTCTATAGCTTGATCTACCTTGCCCCATTGCTTTGTCGTCAAGTGGTAAACCAGCGCCTTGTCTAGCGTGGGTGATGATGCTGATGGGTAGAAAATCCACACGACGTCATTGTTTGCATCGTAGACACATTGCGTCTTATCAAAAGCGTAGGGGTTAGAGTTGGCAAATAGCCACTTGCGCACCTGACCTGTGGCAATGGATACCGGGCGAGAGCCGTCGAAGATGTGGATGTTGTCCTTGCCTACAACCAGGTGCGAGCCGCCAATGTCGCACCACGCATCTTGCCCGACACAGCCAAATTCACCGCCTGGGACTTGCTGGAAGTCCCACACAGCCGGAGCGCCTACAAATTGGCCTATGTAGCTGGACTTTTCTTTGTAGACCACCGCATACTCGCCAAGCCTGCCGCCTGCCGTGATCTTGCCGGGTGTGCTGACAAGTCGGCCTGTGGTGCTGAGAGTGGACACATTGGGCGTCCAGTCATGATCGTTGTAGCTGGCAGAGCACCACCAGCGATCCGTTGATGCGCCATAGGTGGCGTCTGATGTGTTCAATGCCATCATGAACGCGCCCACGCTGAACAATACTTTTGCCTTGAGCGCGTAAGCAATCGGCGCAAACCCTGCGCCACTGCTGCGCTGGATCACATCAGCCTGATTCGTGGCTAAAGTGGCATCACCGAACTGAGCAAAATCCCAGCGTGTTTCAGCGCCTCCCGTGTAGGTGCCAGTAGACACATCAACCCACACACCCGACTGCAATTCGTAGAGCTTGGTGTTGGTGCCGCCGATGACCCGGCGAGTGTCGTCGAGCTTTGTCGCAACACATGCGCCATTGCACTTGGCTGGCAAGACGGGTATTTCTGATGGCGTGATGCCAGTCGGAGCGCCGCGCATGCCTTGTTCGTAGGGAATCAGGTTAACGCAGTCGGTCAAGATGCCGCTTGCCGTGGCCTCTGCGTCTGGAGAAAATCCGAGTAAGGGTTGCATTTAGCGCCTTGGTGTGATGCGAAGTGAGCCAGATGTCGGGAATGACCGCCGGGCCTCTTTGCTTTTCAGACTTGCCATCAGGCCGGAAACCATCTGCCCAAGTACGGCAATCTCGCCTTGATCTTTGACGTACTTAGCGCCCTCAAGCGCCGAGGCGTACAGGTACAGATCAAACGCATTCGCCAGCAGCCAGTTTGTATCTACCGTGGCCGACAAAGGAAGGAGCGTGGCTTTGTAGTAGATGGTGAACGCCTGCCCTGTGCCTGCGCCCCATAGCCTGATCTGGTTTAGCTCAATGGTGTAGCCCGTAGGCGTGACAACCACCTCGTCCAGCGTGCCAGCTTTGTAGTCAAGCGTGACCTCACGGCCATTTTCAAGCACTGTTATCTTGCTCATTGAGCCAAAATCAGCAGGAAGCGCGGCGTATTCTCCAATGGTCACACCTGCGGCCGAAGACTCAAGCGCGGAGACATCAAGCTCACGAAACATTGATGCTTCAGCTAGTGCGATGAATGTCGGGATTTTTGCCACTAAGTCGGTGCGGTGCAGGTAGTCCGCAACCTCTGTTTTCAGTTCGGTGTAGTTCATAATTTATAGCAGGTTACGCACTGTTTATATGGGCTAGAGGTCTATTTGTCTTGTAAAGCTGAATAGCCAGCCGTGCCAAGCAAGCCAGCCGCAGCAAGCATCTTGAGAAGTTCAGGATCAGCACGACCAAGAATGTCGGCCTCGTTGCGCCGTGCAGGGTCAAAGGCTGCGAAGCGGGAGCGAAGGCGCGAAGGATTGCTAGTTGCAAAAACATCACTCAAGCCGCCATAGTTGCCAGCGTTATCTCTGACATTGCCAATCTTCACACCGTCATACCCCCAATG